TTTAGCATAGGCTATCAATGCCGCCTCTTCCGGATTCTGAATCAAATTATTTGGAGAAACCTTACATTCCTGTTTGTTTATTTTTCTGATTGATTCATCATTGCTTTTTACTTCATCGGGTATCCCATCGACGGAAACAAGTTTTTTCCCAGTCAACTTAAATCTAAATGATCCAGAAGTTCCCGAAACCTTTATAAAGGTAATATTGGCCCCCCAAGGATAATATTCAGTTTCCGATATCGATACCGCCATAGTTATACCAGTTTCGCCAGAAATGACAACATCATGATCAGTTACGGCATCATCGCCCCATTCTATATTTTCTGTTTTGGTGGTATCTCCAGATTCTACATTAATATCGTCAGATTCATAAACGTCTCCAGAATCATTTTCAAGGGTTAATGGGCAAACTGGAACAGAAATGTAATTTTTCACGCTCTGCATTTTTCTTGACGGATTAAAACAATTGTCGCCGTTTATGGTGAAATCGGCACTTCCTGAAATTTGATCTGATGCATATGAATCAATTTTTATTACACCATATCGATTGCAATATGCTCTTCCCATGCAAGCGTTGACGATCTTTTTTATCGCTTCGAAATAGGTAACCTTGCCGAACCAAGCATAATTTACATAAAAATCACCTATTTCATCATCTATTTCCCATTCTAAATCATTAAGCGGGATATTTATTTTGGCATGATTCAATACATAATCAGCCACCTCTTTTAAGGTAACCCCGATTAAAATTTCATTTGCCAAAAAAGTGTTTTGCCTCAATATTTCAAACCTATCTCTCGCTACAATTCTCGCTGAAAAATCATTTTGAGATACATCCCAATCAGTTGACCAAAAAACTCCCATTGGGACGTATTCAGTTGGTTGATCGGAAACATCCAGCTCTTTAAACCCGACATATGGTATCAATCTCACATTTTTAGAAATAGAATTTTGTAAATAAGAAAGAGTGTTTTCCGGGAGGAATGGATCAGCCACATCTTCACCATCTTTTTGATATGAAATATTTTGTAGTTCGATATTCATTTCATTTATTGACATACTACCAAACGGAGAATCTTCCTCATCAGACTCCATCTCTTCGAGAATGTCCATGGACACTATATCTTCACCGTAAAACGTGTCGGTAATAACTCCAAAAAACTCCACTATTTTACCTATGGTATTAGATTCAGACCATGAATTCAATATCAATTTCATATATTTTGCGGTGGTAATATTGTCGGATACAAAATCGATAATGGTTTCAACTGATGATCCGCTAAAATTTGTTATTGAATTCAAAACATTATCAAGGCTATCATAAATTAATACATCAAAATCAGTGGGATATTGTTCAATGGTCGGTTCACCGACGACAATCAGTTGTTTTATGGTTCTTTCCGAAGCAAATTCTATCGTTAATTCTTGTTGTGAACCGAAATCGCCATTACTGTCAGTAGAACCATCCGTATACCACCCTACCTGATTATTTGCGGCATCCGCAATAGAACCTGGAATGGGATAAAATGTTCCATCGTTAATCCATGTACCGTCATTGATTATATATTTGTGAGGAGTCGATAGTCTCGTATCGGCGGTTTGTAGAAGAAGATCATCAACCACACCAGGGTCAAGGCCGCAAAAATTGTTTACATTAGACGAAGTAGCAATATTGCCTGATTGAACAAAAGGGTCAGTCCACAAAACATCCACTTTTAATTTTGGTTCTCGATAATCCGCGTTTGCTGCGGTAGTAAAATCAACACTTGGAGGCGTCAGCATTATATTTCAACGAAGGAAAGAGACAGACTCTTATATATTTTGGTAGCAAATCCAGTCCTAAAATCAACAAACGAAAACGGTTGCATTTTTACAATGGGACATTCGCTATCAAAATTGGTAAAATATGTTAAATCGGTTATATACATTTTCAAGACCAATGGAATATTTTGGATGTAGTTATCATAAATATCGTTTAATGTATTTTGGTCAATATATTCATAGGCTATTGTGAAAGTATATTTTCTTGAAGTGATATCAGTTTTTAATACTCCCCCATAAGTCCTTTCCGATCTTCCGAATTCTTCAAAAGATCGTGTGACTTCCTTCGCATAAGTGGATATCAAAACTTCTTCAGACTCGATACCATAAGGACCCAAATAAATTTCACCTTCAGCAGCCATTATATAACTGCCCCGAGTCTTGTTTTTTCTTTATCTATTTCTTTCATTAACATTTTTGCAGCATCCCTCATTTGCGATCTATTTAAAAATACTGGACCGTGCGAGTGATAGTGATAATGAGCTTCTTTTTGGCCCTCGTAATTATTTACGCTTGAATTAGAATAAGTATTTTGCAACCCAACTAATGTATTGTCGAGTCTTTTTGATGTGTCAGACGAAATTACTCGCTCCCCTTTTTTAAGAAGCCACGTACCGTCTTCTGGGATTTTGTTAATACCGTCATGAGCCATCCCGGCCAGGGCAAGTCCAGCAACAGCGGCAGCCATTGGTTCGGTGACCGCAAGTGCTGATGCCATTGCTCCAGGTGCCATTGCCCAACCAGTAAAAGGGATTGCGGCCGCTGAAGCATATGCGTTGATTCCTGCAAGTAATGCGCTAGCTTGGGCATTTGCGGTATAGGCCGGTATTGCAGCCGCTTGCGTTGCTTTATCTGTTGCTATTTTTACTGCTTTATAAACAAGCCACTGTGCAATCATTTTGCCGATTGCGGCAAGTGCTGATGTAGCCATCCCGGAAACCATACTTTTAAAAGCATCTCCAAGGGTTTCGCTGTCTGTTATTGCAGATGCAAAAAAATTGCCAAATTGAGAAGAAAAATTATTTAATGAATCGCCGACTATGGAATCCATGCTGCTCATGTTTTCTTCCATCGAGGAAAGATAATTTCCCCAATAGTCATTCTCTTTGAGAATGGCAGCATGTTCGGCGGCCTGCGTTCTTTCAATTTCTGCTAATTCTTCCGACCCCTCTTCATATAACTCTTTCAGCTTTTCAAATTTGTATTTATGAAGCTCAATTTCGAGTTCAACGCCATTGTATTTATTGTTCAATTCGGCAAGGTCTGCCTGTTCTGTCAATTTCCTTAATTCTACATCCCTTGCAATATCATCTTTTAGTTGCCGGTCGTTTTCTGCGGCAATAGCGGCATTTGATTTTTTTATTAATTCAAGTCGCTGATTGTACTGTTCTTCTGGGGTCGCTCCGAGTGCCTTGCCAAAATCAGACCAGCTATTATCGTCTCCTTCACCCTTAAGCTTTTTATTCAAGGCTTCCATGTTTTTATTGTAAAGCTTTTGGGCAGTTAGCTTGTCTCCGGTCAGTTCGATAAATTCGTCCCGGTCTTTCTGATACTCACCCTTCATTACATCGTATATTTTTGGGGTAATGGTTTCCAGTTCGGAGAATGCTTTTTTGTATATTTCTACCGTTTGCTGTTGACTTAAACCGACATCCACTCCGCCGCCTGAAGCACCAGCACCTAGCTTGCCTAATTCTTCTCTAATGTTTTTTGCTTCTGACATAGCAGCGCCTAAAGAACGTGTTAAAGGTAATGGCCCTTTCATTGTTGTTACTTTGTCCCAACTGCCTTTAGTTGCAGCGTCAATCTGTGCCTCAAGTTCTTCTAATTCAGCGGTTAAATCTGCTATACGTGTAGATGATGGCGGTTTTTTGTCAGCAGCACCAAAAAACTTAGTAACTGCACGTGTCAACTCTGTTATACCTTGAGCAGCATTTAATATAATTGGTGCAACCTCAATGACAGCGCTAATTAATTGCGTTTTAATTATCCGCGCCATAGTATCCATCTTATCATTAGCTATTTCAGCTCCTTTGATCAAATCACTATCAATTACTAGTCCGAGTTCACGGGCCTCATTGCGAAGTTCCTCGTAAGCATCTGTCATGATTGCAAGGCGTTGACCGGACCGCCCGAACGTCGCAACGGCAAGTGCTGATCGTTCAGAAGAATCGGCAACATTTTTCATTGATTTAAAAACGAGGTCAAGTGCATCATCAGTTGATCTTGCGCTTTGAACTTGAGACAATAAGGCGCGATCTGTTTTTTGCAGATACGTATAAAGGGTGCCGGTGCCGGCCCGAAGCTCTCCAATATTTTTGTTAAACTTCTGCATTCCTTGATCTAACTGATCAAAAGAAATGCCATTCAACGATGCCGCGTGTCGCATTTCCTGAAGGGTGTCTGTAGTAATACCAGCAGTAGCCGCAACCTTACCGATTGCATCGGCTGCTGCATAACTATTTGTTACGAATGATTTAATAGCTCCGAAAGCAACAAAACCTGCAGCCCATCCAGCAAGAGATTTAATTGAAGAACCAATAGTTGCAGTTACTTCGCGCTGGTGTTTACTTATAGCTGCAGCATTCTTTTTAGATGCACGTTCAGCCTTATCGAGCGGCCCGGTAAAGCCACCGATGCGAGCGACGAGATCCAACGTTAACGTCCCAAGATTGCTCATTCTATACCGCTTTTCTCCAGTCGTCAAGTGTCGGTTCTGGACAATCTAAGTGTGGAGCAAAGTCATATTTAGTAAATGGCTGCGAACCTTCTTTTCTGTATCGATTTGCCAACATTTGCATAATCATAGCTAAATCGTGCTCAACTCTCAATCCGACGTTTAATGGTCCGCGCCTATTTCTATATTTGACCCAACGGACAAACTCTTCATAGCTGATGTTCTTTTGGGCTTCTTCAATTGTCCGGCCCCCCACTCCGCACAATACGAGTTCGTGCCATATCTCTTCTATATCCGTTAGGTCGTCGCTTCCCCCGATGGATTATTAACCTCCGCAATTGCTCCGAGTAGGGCAATGGTCAAATTGTGATCAAGCGGTCCACGTTCCGGCGATGATTCACCAGTTATGTCTTCAACCGTAAAAACAGGTTTTCCGTCCTTATCGCAGATGCAAGCAGCTATTCTTCCGGCTATAACTTCTTTGCCAAATTGCTTGAAGTCAGATACAGCGCTTTTATACGAAAGTTTGCGCACAAATGCGGTGGCTGTCAGTTCTTCGGCCCCCTGCTTCCACTTGATTTCTTTTTCAACAGGGCAGCCGGTAAAGGCGCCGGCCGCCTGAAGAGAATTGATGTTCAATTCCATTGATCGTTCTCCTTATGTGCTCATTTCGGTGAATGAACACGTTCCAGATTTTCGAATCGTTATCGTTGACTTAACAACGCTATTAACGGAAAAGTCGAACGGAAAATCTTTTATGAACCCGTCGAAACGATACCACGTCCGCGAAGTCGGAAGAACATAATCGGCCGAAGAATCAACGGTCGGGTCTGCTGTACCATCAGACCACCCCGCAGCCCATTCGAGAACCGTTCCGGCAAGGAAAAGTGCAAAAAGTCGAATATGGCTTGCATTGGTCGGATCGGCATTTATCTCAATACTCGCATCGGTGGGTGACCTCAAACCAGGTAGATACGTCTTGTCGGTATCTGTCAACGAAGTAGTATCGATCTCATCGAAAGGTGCCCCCCCGGGATTAAACGTGGTCACCCCTGTAACCTCAACAATGGAGTCGTCGTCAGGATCGATGAAATAAACTTGAGTCCCCTGCGTAAGTTTTGCCATAATTTCTCCTTATCTGGCTGTGATAAAATTGATGTCAAAAGAATACCGGAAGTTACCGGTCGTTTGATCTTTGCTTTCCCCGCGCCATCCGGTTATGTGCGCG